AGGACCTATCACTGCTCTAACAACTGTAAGATTTGCTGAAGCCATATTATTTGCTTCAATAGTTACATCAGCATACGTGTACTTAGAACCTCGTTGCAATACTTGAATGTTTGCAACTGTATTTGTGCTTGTATTGATTAGTGCTCTAGCAATTGCATTTGAACCATCACCTTTTATTCTAACTGTAGGTGTGATTTCAAACTTAGAAGTACTATCTGGTGTAGATGAAAATGCAGTATTGACCGTTACAAACTTACCAGTAGAGTTTGAAACATAATCTGTGATCTCTCTTATTTCACCATTTGATGTACCAGCTGTAAAATATATTGAACAGTTGTTGTAGAAATCATTGTTACCTGATAAAGTAAATGAAGTAGAGTTAATGGTAAACAACATACCATTAGTACCTAATACTACAGATCCATTTGCAAACTCATTGTAGTTGTTGCCACTATTGGATACAACGAATGCATCTAACGCACCATTGATTGCATTACCAGATGCATTTGCATGAGCTACAACAGGAATATAATTGTTTGATGTAAATTTATTATATGTAGCAGCTGGTATTGTGTACATAAATCTCCACTGATATCCATCAGTAGCAGTCTTTAAATACAATGAACTTAATGAAGACGAAACATCAGAAAACAATGGTTGTGAGTTTGAAACACTATTTCCATTGTTATCTATACATTTCCATACGTGATAATCAGATCCTTCTGATGTTGATACATAATAAACTTTATCGTTTAATGTTGCATCTTGATCATCATATTCGTAGTATATTGTACCATTTGACCATGCATTATTGTATATTGCTTGTGATATGTCATTAGATGTAACAAGTTTACCAAATAACATTTCATCATATGTTTGGAATAATGAGTTAGCAATAGATGCATTAGGAGTTGGTGTACTACTTTCACTATATGCAGTATGCTTTGTACTAAACACATAGTACATTGTGTTAGAGGCTTCTGTTATAGACTCAGTAAGCTGCTCTGCACTATGAACATTAAACTCTTTGTATACTCTTTCTGTCATACCCTACGCCTGACTTACAGCTGAATTAGCAACTGAGATTGCTGTATTGTTGAACGACTCTACAACAGGCCGACCAAATAGTTTGTATCCAGCTGTATGGATTACTTCTTTAAGAATTCTTTCATACTTATTTAGTTCAAACTCAGACAACACCTCGTATGAGAACTGTTGGAAGAAGTTGTTATCATGGAGGAAAAACTCTTCTCCAAGTACACCACTATCGAGCTTAACATACCCTACACCAATACCTGTGCCATTGGCAACAGCTGTTCCAACAACTGCTTGTGCATTTGATCCTAATGTAAAGTCTAATATTTCTCCGTCTTTGAATCCTAAACCTGATGTTACAACTTCTGCCTGTTGTATCAATCCTTGACCAATGGTAACATTAGCAAACGTATTTGCATTGACACCAGCTTTAACAAACCTGTTGTAATTGTTTGTATCTTCATCTATAGTATTGATCTGGAATGATTTGTTATTATTGTTTGACTGTAATCTCTCTGAGGTAACATCAGATACTTTTAAATCATGTTCAATAGAATGCATTCTCATCTTCAAGTAGTTGTTTGATGTATTAGATTCTAATACTTTACCAACAGCAACTGTGTTTTCACTAGTGTTAGATGATGCTGTTATAGTGTTTATAGTTGCACCAGATAACAATCCAGTTATGTTTATAGTTGCATTGATTGTTGCATTATCACCAATCAATCTCTCAGCACCAGCTGTTGTATTTGATGTATACAATCCACCAACTACCATATGTGTTGTATTGGTAATTATCTTATTTGCATGAATGTATTTGTACTACTATTGATAACTTGTTTGAGACCTTCACCAACAGAGAATTGATTAGCTGTGTTAGTTGAAAATGTTAATGTTCTTGTATCATGAGCAAAGTATTGACGATACATATCACCTACAGCAGGAGTGTCACCAGCTCTATTCAGATATGTTATCTCTAAGTCTTTTTGAAAGAAACTATCTACAAATCTATTTTGAGCCATCACTATAGGATCAGCAGTAAATGAATTACCACTACTAACAACTGTAAAAGATGTCACCTCACCAAGTAGTTCACTAGTTTCAAATCTTAATGCTTTGTCAATAACATTATCAATACCGGCAGATGTATCTTTAGAGAACCCATAACCAGCAGCAGCAACATTACTATTTGAACCACTTATTATTATATCTAATGAAAGTACATTACCAGAGTTAGTAAACTCAATCATGTCAGTGTAAACATTTGTGGCTACAGCATTACCAACTGCATTGATCAAAACATTTGCATTAAGTCCTGATCTATTTGCAACAATATCAGCATATGTATTTGTTACTTCACCTTTGATGAATCCTTGAGGTTCTACAGGAAACACCATATTGTTGTCGGTTATTCCTATATTGTTTGCTCTTTTACCTATGAATCTACCTGTTGAATATACATTTGTAAATGCACCAAAGTCAGAGTTTACATCAGCATCACCACCAAATCTTAGTTTAACAACACCATTGTCTTCTGCAAACGATCCAGATGTTTCATATATTAACAACGTACCATTAGTTGCTCCAGCAGCAGCATCGTTAATTGCAATATGTCCATTAGCTATAACACCAGCTGTAGAATTAATTCCTTGTACATAACTTGAAGTGTTAGCTGTAGAAGCAAATATATTATCTTCAGAAGTATAAGTTACTTCAACTCTTGGAGCAAATACATTTTCAAATATCTGAAACGTGTTTGCTGGTGTAGTATTAGCACCACCGTATGGATTTGTATAGGTATTGGATATGTTATTTACTTGTAGTATTGTGTTACTTACAATAACATTGGACAATGCAACATTAGCACTGTAACCAGATCCACCAACTTGTAATACTAATTCAGGAACACCAGTACCATCTGCAACTGCAGTAACTCTTATCTCACCAACAGTAGATGTGTTAGCTTGTGATTTAACTGTAAGTTCTTGACCAACAGTATAACTGTTACCACCATCTGTTATGTTGACAGCAGAAAGAGAACCATTTGTTCGTGCAAAGTGCACACCAGTTGGATCAAAAACCAACTCATTCCTTATGAATTCACCAACAAGATTCTCAAGGTAAACAATCTGTAATGCTTTTCCTTGTACACTAGTATCAACAATAGAAGTAACAAAAGCTGTTGCACCAGATAGCTGACCTTCTATTTTGTTTCCTAAGAATGCTTGTATTACTGTAGAGTCAGCAAAGATTTCAATATATCTTGGTGTAACAAATGTGGCATCAGATGCTTTAGCTAGATGTTCATTTGGAATATAAAGATCAGCATTTTTACCATATATCAACTTGAAGAATAATTCAAGAGCTCTCTTAGATCCTTTTGATCTATACAAATCAAGTATATGTTTAATAACATATGGAGCATCCACAGTCATTGTCATTGGAATACTAAACAGATATGTTTCTCTGAAGTGGTTCAAAAACTCTGTTGTTGTTTGATCAACATCTAGTTGAGAAGCAAGATCTCTTGATTGACCTAATGGTTTGTCTGATTGCTCAAGGAATTCATAGTATGCTTTGACAAACAAAGTCATAAGATTCCCATCTTCTTTATAGACGTCTGGGAACTGCTCTTGTATTAGAGGAGATATCTTATCCTGAACTGTGTTGAGCACTGACATACTATTCTCTTAATTCAATGACGGTCACGTTAGTCTCATTTGTTCTAATCCTGATCACATCGTTTCGTTTTCCTTCAATGTCTTGATCTTTAGGTCTTGCAAATATCTTCAATGTGCCAGATGATGCACCAGATGAATAAGAATTTATGACCAAGTTAGATACTACAATTTGTCCTAAATCATAGTCAACAGTACCAACATTTGAACTCAATACTTCTATGCTTGATAAGTTAGCTGTGACAACTTGCAAAGCTCCTGCACCATTATCTCTTATTGATGCACCAGTAATATTTTGGAATACAAATGGTTCAGATTCAACAGATGGAGTAGAAAAGGATACAAACTCACCTTGATCAACAGGTTCCACTGGATTGTCTCTTTTGAATGGTTGATTGTATATTAATGTTTCATCAAACGCAACGTTTGCTTGAGGACTGATTAGCTTCATCATTCTAACAGTAACATCACAACTTAGAATAGATGTTTTGGTTTCATTAATCTTTTCAATCAATTTACTTTTTCTAAATGTTTTAAAGAAGTCATCTAAGTTATCGCTATTGAATGTATCAATTGTTGTTTCTACAGCTGTTTGAATAGTAGCTACGTTATCGTCTGTTGCATTTCTATTGTACTTAACGTCTGCATGTACATCAATATTGATGAATGTAGGATCAACTATATCTGTTCTAATACCAATAGGTGTCTTATCCTTCAAGAAGTTAGTTATCTGTGTCTTCAATGTTGTTGGAAGAACATCAAATGAATCACTTCGTATTGCTAACTTAACAACACCCATTTGAGGTACAGGTTCATCTGCACCATCATACACATTCAAAGATGATATATCATTGAACTCATTAACAACTAATGTCTTATAGTCTTCTTTTGTAACAGCTCTCTCTTGAACAGCTAATGCTCTTGGTGCTGAAAATCTAATGTCATCTAAGTTTTGAGAACCAGAACCTCCAGTTGCTCTTGTTACCAACGAAATAGCAGCGCTGTGGCCAGCGATACTATCAGCAGAAAAACTATTAGCTCCATTTGGTTCTTCTCCGTTTGATCTTCTGTAGGATATCTCCAACAAGTTATTATTAGAAGGCTGTCTACCAAATGTTCCATTTCCAAGAACAATAGTATAACTACCATTTGTTGATGGTTCAACAAAGTATACATTACTTGTAGCTGTCAATCCAAATAATGAATTTGCTCTTGTGTACTCACTATTAGTACTATCAGTATTAGATGTTCGTATCTTAACTGCAAGACTAGTTAAGTCAATATCTGAGTTGTTAATATAGAATGAAGAAGTATTAGGTGATGTATTTGTAACTAAGAATGCCTCTTGAACAAGATCACCTTCATATATTGCAACATTAGAAGCAAGATAGCTGTTATTTGAATATACAATTATATCTGAGTTGGTTGAGAATGTATATGTATTGTCACCAATAGTAGATGTTAGCTTTGTAAGTCTTGGAATAGTAATCTGATGTGGATTGCTTGATGGGTTGACATTAATGTTAACATATGCAACAGATGATCTATGGGATCTTGGAAGATAGTTTAATGATTTAGATATAGAGTAAACACTGTCTCTCAACTGTGCACTATCAAGAAACATCTCTGTTGCAACGTGATTAAGATAGATTCCATTATAGTATGTGTTGTATGCTAACAGATCCATCAATACATTTAAGTTTGAACCTGTGAAGTCATAATCAGCAAAAACATCTTGGCCTTGCATGAACGTGATTAGGTTAGACTTAATTGTCCTAAAGTCCAAATTGGCGACCGAGAATTCTGTATTGGTCGTAGCCATTATCTAGTCCTTTCTAGGCCTAAAGTAAAAGTAACTGGGTCTTCAATATTTATAATAGCAAAAGTAATTGTTATTCTAGCTTCATGTTTATCGTTGATAAACTCAAGCTCTGTTGATATTAACTCAGCTCTTGGCTCAAAGTTTGTTATTGTTTCATTAATATATGCTTGTACTTGCATTTGTGTGAATGGTGTAGCATTTTCAAACAATAATGCTTTCAAACCACCACCAACATTAGGTTGAAAAACTCTTTCAAGTTTATCTGTCAACAATAAATTTCTTACAGATTGCTTTACTGCTTCAGCATTAGTCTTTTTATTCAGTTGACCTGTGACAGCATTCCTTGTAAAGTCAGTAAAAAAGTCTGAATATACAGTAGTTGTTGCAGCTCTATTTTGTGTTACTACTGCTACTTTACTCACTCTGCGCCCTCCTCAGGATCAACAAAAGGCTCTGGTTTTTGCCCTGGTGGTAATTCTTTACCCAATTGAGTAAAAAAGTTTTTAAAGTTACTATCTAATTCTTTTAAGTTAGCTTCCACTCCAGGAGCAGCTTTCTTAGCTGACTCAATAGTTGGACCAAAAGCATTCATTATATTATCAAAATTTACTGCAAGACCTGTAGTTGGATCTTTAGCAAATTCATTAATTGCACCTTGAGATATATTTTCTGAGGTTGGTATTGTAATATCAATCTCACTTAATCTTTTAAATGTATCTTGTGCAACTTCAGTATTTTCACCAATGAACTTCTTCAATGCTCCAGCATTAACTTGCATCATACCTTGTGCTGCAGCACGACCTTGCTTAAATGACTCTTCCCAATCTTCTTTTGAAGCAAAGCCAAATGGTATCAATATCTCAGCTCCATCTTCATCAATAGTTTTTTGAAAGACAAAGTTCTCTCCAGTAGAAGGATCAAACTTAACTTCAGTTGCAAGCCTTTCCTTAAATTTATTTATAACAGGACCTAGGGTAGCTATAGATACTCCTTTATCTTCTAACAACTCATTCTTTATTGTAGCAGCCATTGCTTCTACTTCATAAGGCTCTGGAATAACTTCAGACAATGCATCTTTAATAGGTTGCACAGCAGCATTACCAAATTTGAATGCTACTAGCCTTTCACCATTTTGAACACCATCCTCATCAAAGGTAGGCTCTGTCTTGAACTTAAAGTTGGGTATCAATGTACCAGGATCAAATGCAGTAGCAGAAGCAGCTTCTGTTGTTTCTGTAAACCTTCTTCTTAATGCACCGGTAGGATCTGTCCATTCACTACCAGCAACTGTTCCTTGTATTTCATTTGCAAATGCTTCAAGTCCTGTTAACTGTGGAGCGTTGATAGCACTACCTAAACTGTCTTGTAATGATTCAATAGAAGGTATTGCTATATCATTTGCTACGCTATCAAGCAATCCTTGAAGACTGTTTGGAGGAACACTACCAGATAGTACTTTACCCATCTCTTCTTGTAGGCTTGTTAGGTCTGGTTTCAATGCTTCAGTAGCTTCATGCAATGTGTTAGTTACATCAGCAATAGCATCAGTTGATGCTTGTAGTATTGATTTAAGACTACTTGGAGTACTAGCTGCAATATCCGTATCGAGGATAGTACTCAGTTCTGTAGCAACTTGTTCAGTGATAGATATTAGCTTAGTATCAATACCACTATTCTGTAGTGCAGTTGTAAATTGTGTTATATCTAAATTATTCATTTAGATCAATCATGGTTGATTTAATAAATGTGTTAGCTGGGGTAGTGCTTGTACCTACAAGAAACTGTGCTGGAGTATCAATAGTAACATTAGAAGTAGCATCCATGTTTAGATTATCTTCTGTATGAATGTTAACATTAGAAGTAGTCTTAACAGTAAAGTTTGAATCAGTCATAATGTTTGTGTTACCACTTGTATACATTGTAAACGATCCATTAGTGATAAGATGTCTCTCAAAGCCTTTGATTGTCATTGTAACATTGTTTGAGTATACTTGATACATGTCACCTTTGAACTTTTCTCTGGTACTACCATCGATAGTACTGTCCTCATTACCACCAATTCTCAAACTTCTATTCTCATTGATCTGTGTTGATTTACTTGTTTGAATTTCTTTTTGTTCATTACCTCTGATCTTGGTAACCATATCTCCATCAACACGAAGATGATAATCACCCCTGACTTCTTGATACATATTCTTCTCAACAAGTAATCTTACATCACCTCTTACAGTGAGGTTCATGTTGCCATCAACTACAACATTCTTTCCTTTAAGAAACATTTCATAATCATCACCAACTATCTTTGTAACTCTTGAACCATCTGGTTGTATCTCATAAAAACTACCTTTAGTATGATACTGATGAATTCTTTCACTTCCTGGTGTGTCATCATACTCCATAACATGACCAGATTCAGATGTATATGTGTGATTATATGGATATGCTGATTGATTAGGTGGCTTCTCTCCAGTCCTACCTTCCCATATTTGTCCATTGCTTGTATCATCTAGGAAACATGTATCACCATCTTCTTGTCCACCATATCTTGGAAATGGTTCATTCCAATGGTTTCTATAGTAAAAGTCTCCTGGATTGCCAGCATTGTGCTTATCACTAGTTGGAATCTTTGGTCCATCTAGTTTTCTAACTGTTTCTGCTATAGGAGGTACTGCTGTTGGTATTTGAGTGACTCTATCTCTATTTTTTACAGCTAAAGACTCTTCACCTTCAGCCATAGGACCTCTAGCTAGCTTGTTAACATCACTTTGCCTAAGATATTTTTCTTTTGGATATACTCCTCTTGGATCACCAAACCCAAGATTAGATGCAATCTTTTCTTTTGGTATACCTACTAATGTACCAAGTATGATTGGTTGTTGTAATTCAACACCATCAATGAACATACCAAACACCCATGTACCTTCAACAGGACCCGTTGGACTTATACCAACTCCACTTATAGATGCACTGTTGTATGGCATTACTGGCATTGCCCAAGGCAAGTCAGCTGTTGGAATATCTACTTTATCTTCAGTGTGTACACCATAAACTCTAACTTGACAACGGCCAATATTCAATGGATCATTTCTATTTTCAACAACACCAATAAAATGTTGGACATTAATCAATGCTTCAGCTGAGTTTAATGACATTATTTTTCTCCTGGAACACCAGAATTTTTCATACAAGATAGTACAGTAGTATGGCTTTCTTGTGCATCAAATATTTGTTTAACAGATGCTATCATCCATCTACCACCAAGTCTATTTGAAGGTACATCTGTTTGTTTGTCACCCTTGTATGCAGACTGTTCTGGTATTTGGAGATCAACCATTTCACCAGGTACTAATGTAATGTCACCAGTTAATGTAACATTCAATTGTTGAGACATTAAATGATGTACAAATGGCATACGTTGACTGACAACGTGTTCATAAAATTGGTTTCTCTTTGTTGTATCTTTGACTATTAGGAACTCATACGTATCTTCCACAAACATATCATGAAAGTCATCATCAATAAAAGTATCACCAGCAGGATCCACAAGTTGATATGCTCCTCTGGTTTTTTCCTGGTAGTCAAAGGCAACATCTCTATAAGTCTTACCCACAACATCAAGCGCTCTCGCAGTGTTTCTAAGTGATCCTGTTGCACCCAATAGGTGTTGATCAGGAAGTTTTAACTCATCTAGTGACCTAATTTTCTTTATTTCATCAATAACACCTTCACTAGAATCATCCAAAGGACTCCATCTATATGATCTGAGCTGTGGTTCTGATTCTAATAACTCATTTTGATCATTAATTAACTTTTCAATATTGTGAAAATAGTATCCATTTATAGTTTCATAAAATAAAAACATACTACCACCAAATGTAAAATCATGAGCTCTTCTACCACACATATCAATAGCACCAAAAGGACTTCTTCCTGGTATAATAAAAGAGTTTATAACTTGTTGTGTATCATGTACTTCAATTGTTCTTTTATCAAATGGTGTTAGTGGTGTATTCTTAAAAAATTCTTGCTTTGGACTTTTAGTTATATATCTGTCCCATATAGACTCTACCGTCTTAGAATATGTTTTATTGAATGATTGATTAACACTAGTGTATGAATCTATTAAAGATTCTTTTGTTACACATTCCAATGTCATCAAAACACTTTGACCTTGTGTAGACAACTCAGCATTTTTTGCTGATCGTACATAAAATTGAAGATTTATTGGTCTATCGTTTGCATGATCATTACGAGCTGTAAGTATAACAAACTCTTGGCCAAGAATGCCTTTCTTATTGAACCTTGTTAGCATTCCTGTAGCTTCACTGATAGTGAGTGTGAGAGTAATAGAACTCTCAAACAAACTTTGGGTCAAGACTGCTGATACAATCTTAGTAAATAATTCTACTGGTCCAGCTTTAATACTTCCATCTTTATTTAATGTAACAAGATGTAAGTTATCAATAACTAGATTACCTAGTTTAGCCATTCTTCTTCTTCGTCAGTATAAGGCCACATTAAAATAACCTATCAATTGGGTTAGAACTCTACTCACCATACTTGGTGGTACTAATTTTATGTGTCTTTTGTTGTCGTTAACTCTCTCAAAATAACTATATGCAGAGACTCCTGTGAAGTCTCCAGCTGTTATTTCACTATAAAATCCTGCATGATTGTATGTATCTGTTGATATAGTAATATCTTTTGTTTGATGTTCATAGAACAATATAGTTGATTGGCTAGTAGCTACTGATCCATACTTTGCTTCCATATGTTTTTCAAACTCTCTTGTAGAAAGAGGCCACTCATAATATGGATCAAGTTGTACGTTTGGTAATAACACCAACCAAGATAGAGATGAATCATCATATGCAAAGAATGATACGGTGTCTGGTCTTTCGCCATCTTGGATTTCATAATTGTTCAATCCAAATTGACTTGGTATCAACTCTATAAGTTTATATCCTTTTGTGATATCTCTTATAGTTTGATTCTGGAATGTTGTCAATGGAAGTTTATTAAGTGCCATTAGCCCACCGATCCTTGTAAACCTTGGGACTTAACAATCCTAGCTGCGTTACTTGCACCTTCGCTTAAATTTAATCCATTATCAGGATAGTCAGTTGACAACCATATAGAAGTTTCTTGTAAGCTAATTGATAGTCCTATACCAGCAGGATGTCCGTTCTCTAAGAATGCAGGTCCTTGTGGTGTATAATCAACACTAACATCTGTAACAAATGCAGGTTTAAAATTTATATGACTTTGATTACCATTTAGTGTATGGATACGGCAATGTGCTTCTTTAGGATATTTTAAAGTTAATCCAAGAGAACCATCTCCTGTTTTTGGTAATATATCTGATTTCAAAGAATTGATCATTTTCTCAATGGTAAGAGTCTCTTCAGCTGATTGTGGCCATAGTTGCCAATCAAAAGTATAATTTTTTAGTTTTACTCCTTTGAAGAAAGCTGTTACATGAGGATTTGGTACTTGACCAAGTATTGCTCCAGCTACGGCACCAACTCTATTGTTGGTTCCTACTATAGATTGTACAGCTCCAATTGCGTCTGCTGGTTTAGCATTAGATAATGTTTTTGCTCCTTCACCAACTGCTCTACCTAAAATTCTTCCTGCCTCTTCCACAGTAGTAGCAGCACCTAATTTTTGAGCTATTTCATCTACTTTTCCAGCTAGCTTACCACCAATTGCACCAAGTTCCATAGTGCTGTAATCAACTCCTTGGGTATCTTTCATACTAGTTGGTACAGGCAAAAAATAATTTCGTCCTACTTTTCTTAAAACTGTTTGACCACGATTACCAGAAATTTGATCAGGGACACCACTAGTGGCACCTCCTTGACCCTTAGAAGCATACTCAAACTCAACCATTGCCATTTGAAAACAATAATCAGCAGACAAGTCTGACGGGAATGTGAAGCCTTGATCAGTTTGGGAGAAGCCAGCTTTCTTTGCAGCCATCAATTGATTCTGTGTTCTGGCTCTACTTTGAACACCAACAGGGTCTCTGGATCCTCCAGCTCCTTGTAATATATTGGTCATCTAAATATTCCTATGAGTTATAAAGGCAAATTCCGTCCAACAAATCCACATAAATATAACGGAGACCCCACTAACATTATTTATAGAAGTTCGTGGGAACTCAAACTTATGATCTATTTAGATGAACATTCTGACATCGTTAAGTGGGCTAGTGAAGAGTTTTGCATACCATACAAAAGTCCAATAGATGGTAAAAGACACAGATACTATCCAGATTTCTGGATAAAGAAAAAGAACGGAAGATGTGTAATTATTGAAGTTAAGCCAGCAGCTCAAACGAAACCACCAGATCCTAAGAAAAAGAATAACACAAAGTCAGGAAGACCAAGTAGAAGATATCTTAACGAAGTAAAAACATACGGTATAAACGAAGCTAAGTGGAAGGCTGCTTATGCTTACTGTAGAGATAGGAAATGGGAGTTTAAGATAATGACCGAGAAAGATTTAGGTGTCTGATGGCAAACAAATTAAACGAAGGTAGTGAATTTACTATACCATTAAAGAATCTTATAGCTATGATTGCTGTAACAGGTATTGCAGTGTGGGGATACTTTGGAATTGAAGAAAGGCTGTCAATGTTGGAACACAATACGCAGATGATGGCAGTAGAGATTGAAGAGAATGATAACTGGATTGATAACTTTAAACCACCAGAAGCTGTACAAGAAACAGTTAAGTCTGTTAGAGAATTAGAAAAGAAGATGGATATCATGCGTACTGAATTGGAATATCTTAAAGCTAGCGTATATCAATAATGGCAAGTTATATATTTCAAGATTTGTTGTCTAAAGCTCCAATGAGTATCAGGAACAATGTTGCTGATGCAAGATCATGGATGCAAGATAATGTGACAACTGTAACTACAAATAGGATTCTAACTGGTGATAGACAAAGACAAACTGATAGTGTACAGCCAGGCCGTATGTATATGTTTAATTATGATCCAAAAACAAAAGATAAACTACCATACTACGATAGATTTCCATTAGTCTTTCCATTTGATAGTGCTCCAGGAGGATTCATGGGATTAAATCTACATTATCTTCCTCCTCTAGCTAGAGCTAAGTTGATGGATGGTTTGTGGCCACTTATTGACAATGAAAACATGACTCCTGGCAGTAGATTGAAAATAAGTTACCAAACACTCAAAAGAGCATCACGTTTAAGATACTTCAAGCCTTGTGTAAAAAGGTATCTAAATAATCATGTAAAGTCTCGTTTTGTAACGGTATACCCTGAAGAATGGAATATTGCTGTGTTTTTACCAACAGAACGGTTTGCAAAAGCAAGCAAAGCTTCAGTATACGCAGATTCAATTGGTAAGTACTAAATGGCAATAACAGATTTAATTAACAGGATAGGAACTGGCATTAGTCAGTTTGAAGGCTTTCTTGGCATTGGTGCTGATGGAGGCCAACAAACATTCAACGTAGGTAAGATACGTTCTGATATAAACTCAATGGGCGGTCTAGCTAGACCTCCTCTATTCCTTGCTACAGTCAATCCACCTAGAGCATTAGTAGGAGCAGGACCACAGCCACTACTTTGTAGCTCAGCAACATTACCAGGCAAGCAAATCATACCTGTTGATCACAAAAGATTAGGATACGGTACGTTAGATAGAAGGGTATCTGGTGCA